GTTTGACAACCCCGGAGTCAAGTTTAGGTCACGACTCATGACCCGCTGCCGACATTCAGTCGAGCAGCGTACGAATTTTGATTAACCCAATTGGGGGACATGGTGGAAGATAGGACGCAAAGACTTGCGCGTCCCAGTAACGTTCGATTCCTTCAATGGACATCGGCCTCAAACGTTCCTTCCGGAAGAATTTGGCAATGAAGACTTTATCAGAGACTTCCGTGGCCCCTTGATTGGCCCTCGCTGCATAAGCGAGGCGCTCCAACCAAGAGTCACGGAGATCATCGGATTCACCTTCACGGCGAACATAATCTCCCGGTATCATCCTCCAATTTGCAAGAGCACCGGCCAATTGTACGGTGGGGATATTCATCCCCTTGCGCCTGTAAAGCGCAAGTTTCGGATCTGCAACGAAACGCGCAGCGATTTGCCTCTGTGAAGAGGTAAACCGAAGCGTGCTAGGTGCAAACTTCCGATCAACACCGAAACCTCCCAAATGAACAGGGAGGTACCAATTAGGTCGATAGATCGGTCCAAACCAGTCTTGCCTCCACCTCGCCAGAGCGGCGGGGAGGGAGCAAGCTGTCCATGGACAAAGGTTAAACATCTTACTAAGGTCTTTTCCGACCTGAGTAGGGGTTGCTTTTGACTCACCAGTCTTCAAAGCACTCCCATAGACCAGTTTGAGGTTGAGATAACCACACCTGTGCATCTTCGTAGCGATACGTCGAAACACTTGTGAATTAATCATACAACAATCTGGTGAAAGATAGTTCTTACCTTGCGAGATAACAAATCCCGCATCTGCCGCCGTCTTGAGAAAGACGGGGTAGAAAGAGAGGTCACATTTGAACAACATGTCGTCACCATTGACTAACACGTTGTCCCACATGACCTCCCCGATCCTCTGCCGACCCTTACGGTCGGCGTCTACCCAACGCTCAATACTGAGCCTGTAGACTGCAAGGTTAATGCAACACAAGAAAGGAAAACTCAAGGGGTGACCCATGAGCTGAGCCTCAATTGCATCAATAACCGTCCCATCAGGGTATCTAGCACGACCTGCGAACAGCGAAAGCCAGGCCAGATCCGAAAAAGGAACACCATAAAGCGACCGCAAGGCCGCCAAACTGGCATCCTTCTTCAGAAGGTCTGTCGCTGCTTCGTAGTCAACGGAACACCAGAACGGTAGTTTGACCGCGAGATCCATGTTTCTAACTGCTTCGGTTAAATCATCCCGAAGCATAGTAGAAGCATTGTGCCTCTTCCAACTATCAAGGAGGAGTCCTTGTATAGGTTGAAGAGAAGAGTAAAGATAACCATCCCCCTTCGTGATGATGCGAAACTTACCTGGTTCAGGTATAGCAATAACATCAACATCTAGGGCAGGGAGATAGCCTTCGGCATCCGGTTTGGTCATTCTTTCTTTGGTGACATCATATATCTTGGTGAACTGGTTTGTTCGCCAAGTATTAAGTGTCGCCGAAAGGACAGGGAGCTTTCCTATAACGGAACTCTCTCTATCCTTCAAGGGTAAACAGTATCTGTCTGTCAAACTTAACGCCCCGCCTTCACGGCGAGAGGCTTGTAAGCAAGCAGATCCTGTGGGTAAGAATTTTGTACACTCAACTTTCTCCTTGTTTATGTCCTTGAATACCTCGTTCGAAGTGAATTGAATCATTTCGGCGAGATCGTCAGGTATATAACCATGGAAAGTTGAGAGACGCTCGGCGTGCTTCTTCAAAGCCGCCGCCTTCTTTATTTCACCCAATTGTGGCCAGGC